TATCACCCGAGTGGAATGACCCGCAAAGAGCGGAGACAAGCCAAGAGGAAAAAGAAATGATCAACGAGAACGATGCGCCAGAGGGGCACACCGCGCGGATGGCTGAGCGGGGTTGCATTGGCTGCGCGTTCCGGAAGGAGAGCCTCGCCGTGTGCGAAAGCCGGACGCCGAGCTGTTTCGGCGACTGTCGCCCCGACGGCGAGGGAGTCATCTTCATCAAGCGCCAGGAGGTGACAGAGTGACCACGCAAACAGAACCAGGCTATCTCGTGACCCTGAGCGATGGGCGGCAGGTGTTTGTGCCGCAGGGCACGCCATCTGTGGTCGGCTTTGGTAGCGCTGAGCTGTACGCAGTCGGCTACGAACACGGCCAAGGCCGCAATGTCACTTCGGTCAGCATTGAGTGGGTGGAGGCTGGGCAATGAGCGACAAGTCCAAAGACCCCATCGACTGGACACGCGCCATCGTAGTCCTGCACGGGGTTGGGAAAGGTGCCCCCGCGCACTACATCGGACCTTCGATGAAGAAGGGTTGGCATTGGGTCGAGCTGCAAAACGGTCGCAGTTTGCGCGTTGATGCATGTGGAGTACATCGAAACCCTGGGGGGTTTGGGTATGTCCAGGCGGTGCGCAACGTCACCGACGATGAATGTGTAAAGCGGCTTTTGCGCAGAGTTTCACTGTTTTGATGTGATGAAACGGCTCAAGGAATTCAGGCCATGAAACCCCTCCCCTACAACACAGGCCGCGTCTCCATCGGCTCGATGTGGACCCCAAAGCGCCACGTCTACATGTCCGAAGACGAAGCCCGTATTCAGCGCACCTTGCTCAACGATGCCAGTCGGCGCCGCAAGGCCAAGTGGGACGTTGCTGGCTGGGTCGGGTTCGCGCTGCTGGCCGTCGCTCTGCTCACCGCTGCCTGGAGGTAGCCCATGGACCCCAAGACTCTGCGCGACATGTCTCAACGGCTCATGGCATCAGCGCCACGAAAGATCGAGATCTTCACGGGTGGTCAGCTGCTTGAGCAGGCGGCACGGGAGATTGAGCGACTCCAGGCAAGTGATGCGGCACTGGGTGCCATTCACTCGATCTTGAGCGACCACGGCATTCCACCTGGTCACATCGTGACGCGCTTTGGTGAGCTGCTGAGATCGATCGATTGCGCAGGGGGTAAGCCATGAAAGCGATTCCAGCCCTCCCCGTTCCGCTCGGCTTCTGGGGTGCAAGCGACTACGAAGAGAAGTCATTCCCTGCCGACTCCAAGCCGGCAATTGCAGGCGTCTACCGGGTGAGATTCATGGGGCAGCGAGCACTGCACCGGTTCGAGGATGAATGGTGGTCCCGATTTGAAGACGGCGCTTGGCATGGCGTCTATTGCTGCCGTGCGGCGGCAGATCGCTCCCGCGTCCAGGCGACAGAGCAAAACCGGCCATGGTTTGGCTGGGTTCCACGTGAGCATGAGGTGTGCGCATGAACGGCATTCAGATCGTGTTCGGCAGCGTCCTCGGGCGCTCGGCCTTCATCGCGGCTCAGTACGGCACGGCGCTGCACTCGTGCATCGATCCCGCTGAGGGGACCGCCATCACGGCGTTGGTGGATGGCTCGATTGTTGGCACGGCAAACGTCCACGACCCCAGGAACCTGCCATGCCGTGCCCTGGGTGTGCTCGATATCCCCCCGCGCTCTATCGAGGTGACCCGCCTGACATGCTCGTCACCGGACGCCCTACCGCACATCATGCGGGCGATTCTGGGTGTGGGCATTGCCATGGGGGCGATCAGCGTAGTCAGCCTGGCGCGATCCGCTGCGCATGCACGGCTGTACCGCCGCTTTGGCCTTCGGACCATCGGGCCAGTCCTTGTCAATGACATCCACTGGCACACCACGGGCCACACCTACACCGCCGTCCAGGGCGATCTTTTCGAGGTGTGCAACCTGGTCACCGGGGCCACGCTGGGGCGGGCCTTTGGCGCAACGCTGCCGGCTGCTGGGGTGGCCCCATGATCATCCCGAGGCTGATCCGCCAGCGCGAGGCGCCAGCCTATCTGGGCATGGATCGCAATCGCTTTGACGCTGAGGTGCGGCCCGATCTGACAGAGGTGCCCATCGGAGATCGCGGCATTGCATACGACCGGCTCGAGCTCGATGCCTGGGCAGACGCGTATATTGCTGCCCGTGGGCGCCCACCCTCCCCAGTTGAATCAGCAAAGCGCCAGGGAGCGCGAACAAGACTCGCGCAAAAGTCGCGCAGTGCTGCGCTACCTCACTGCCTCCCGCACCCAGGCCGAAAGCCCCCGGTGCCGGCCCCTGCACTCTGCCGCCAGTGCTGTACGTTCTTCCAGCAGCCTGCGAGCCTCCCGCACTGACGTGTCAGATGTCGGCCACGGCGGTGGCTCGGGGCACTCAGCGGTCAGGGACGGGTCTGGTGGGTCCAGGCGCGCCCGCGTCATCGATGGCTTGGAGGCGCAGCCACAGATCGCCAGGCACAACAGCATCCCCGACAGTTTGCGGGCAAGACGTGGTTTTTCGGTTGAGTGCGGCATCAAGCGCCCCTTTCGTGGCTGACAGTTCGCGCCGGATCGCCTGGCGCTGGCCTTCAAATTGCGCGGCTGCGCGCTGGGCAATGCGCTGGCTTTCCCTTCGGGCCTCGTCGGCGGCCTGGGCGTCCTGCAGTGTCTGGTGGGCGTGCTCACCATCGGCCACGGTGCGGCCCAGGTCATAGGCTGACCAGTGTGACCAGGCCAGCAGGGCGATGACTGCCAGGGCTGACCCGCCCCAGATCCAGGGGCGCATGGGGTTCGTGGTCAGGACTTGCATACCGCAACCTCTTTTGCCCGGGCATTGACCAACCCCTGAAGCTGGCGCCCTTTGAAGTGCGTGAAGTCCATGAAGGTGTCACACATCGCCGCGTAGTCGCCCGCAAGGGCCTTGCGCGGGATGCTGGACCGGCACACCGCACCGGGGCCGACATTGATGGCCAGGGCCACAAGAGCGTCCCACTCGCCTTGGGTCAGCTTGGCGTCACCGAGACAAACACGGAGGCCCTTTTCAGCGGCTGAGGTGTGCTGCCCGAGACGGACCAGGGCGCGGACGGGCGTGGTTGTCTCCCCGCTCTGTACCGGCCCCCGACCGTTGCCCCCGGTGTCCCCGAAGCCCACTGTGGGCACGTCACCGGCGACGGGCGGACGGGCCACCGGCTCATAGCCCTCTTTCGATGCGATCAGGATCAGCCCAGAGGCCGACAGCGCGAGTAGCGAGGCAGTGATTCGGGCTTTCATTCGTCCAGCTCCACAGGCTTGGTCTTGATGAGGCCCCGGCGCTCGGCCCAATGCCGCATGGCCATGCCCCACTCAGCCTCTTCACGCCACCATTTGCGCACCAGGTAGAGGGCCTGGAGCACACCCAGGATGATGGCGATCCACTCAGCGACCGAGAGCGACGTGTACCAAGCGGCCCCCACGGTGGGCGTGGAGTAAGCGACCTGCTGGGCGATGTCACGGATTTCCTGTTTCATGCTTGGCCCCCAGTGATGCGCTTCAGGGTGCGGCGGACAAGTGCAGCTTCGAGTGCCGCAGCCTCTGCATACCGCACGCTGTAGCGGTCGGTGGGCGGTGCAAATTCGTCGCCGGGGAATACGTCGTGGCAGAGAACGCCGTAGGCAAACGGATCGACGCCCCGAGACTCAAACGCGGCTTTGACTCGCTGCGCGATCACCCCGGCATGCAATCGGTCCCCATCGGACATGCGGAATTGCACCCACTCGACATCGGCCCAGGCGTCAAGCGCTGCATCAGGAATCGGCCCAATGTCTCGCTTCAGACGCTCGTCGGATGTCTGGATGACACCATTCCCAGCCCACACGCTGGCCCAGCGATTTGCAGAGCGGCCAAAGTTTTGCGAGTTGTCCGCAGACGGGTAAAGCGTTCCGTCTGACTTGATGACGACGCGATCCGTGTAGGCGCCTCCATCCACGTTGGCGAATGAAAGCACCGTATCGCCGATGCTTGATGCCGCCGCCTTCATGCCCGCTGAATTGCTGATGCTGTTGGCGACGATCAGGGCCGTGCTTGGTGCTGTGGTCCGGGCTGCAACCGCTCCGGTGGTCTTGAAAAGCGTGCTGTCGTTGGTCGCCTCGTAGTTGGCCACGGTGTTGTTGTTGACCGTGCCGCTACCCTGGATGTTGATGAAGCTGTTGTTGACCGCCAGCGCTCCCCGCCCAGCATTGTCCTGGGCTGATGCGTTGTTGCAGTCGATAGCCGAAATGTTCGTGGCGTTGAAGCCGCTGCCCGCGTTCTGGAAGGCAGAGGCGGCATCTGCATCGATCCCGCCGCCATCCGTAGCACGGTAGCCGTCCCCCAGGTTGTATGCAGACACCGATGCATCAGCTCCAAGCCGGGTCAGGCCGCGAGACTCATAGCCGTTTGTACCGTTGCTGGTGGCCTTTGAAGTCGCAGCGGCGATCAACGAATTGTTCGTGCTCCAGAAGCCGTTCAGCCCGTTTCCGCTGGCAATGCTCAGGGCAGCTTGCACAAAGCCCGTGGTGTCCGCAATGAACCCATCCTCACCGTTGCCGCTGGCCACCGACAGCTTGCAGCGGATTGATGCGCCCTCGGCGTAGATCCCGCGTTTGCGGTTCGAGCACGCTGCGATGTAGTTGGCTACCAGCGCACCACGCATTGACACCGCGATGCCCTGCTCGCCCCATCCGCTGACGACCACACTGTTTCCTATGGCAGCGCAACCCGAGGTGCTGAATTTGGCGTTGCTGTCACCGCCAGGTGTGACCACGGGAGCACCGATCACGATGCCGTGGGCACCTGTGGTCCCCGTGCCGGTGGCCAGCACATAGTCACCGACGATAGCCAAGCGATCCAGGCTTTTGATGCACTGCCCACCTTCGAATCGGAAGCCGTCGCAGCCAGAGAACGAGAGCACCGACTTGATGGCAACCATGGTGCCGCCCGTGACTGTCGATGTCGGGAATGCTGCGCGGGTGTTGGTGTTCAGCACCGTCACCCGATTGGCGCCACCAGAATCAATGGCTGTGACGCGCCACCCGCCAGCGTGGGAATAGAAATCATCAGTGCCGGTGACATCGGTGCGGATGGAAGCGAAATTTCCAACGGTGAAGCCGCTGGAAGACACCACCGAATAGGTGACCGAGTACCCCTTTGGCCCACCAGACACCGAGACGACACCCGTGATCGTCGTCTGCGATGTCGCCGCCCCGGTGATGGTGATTTTGTCTGCGTCCGGGGAATTGACCACCACTTGGCTCGTCAGCGGAATCGTACCGGCCTGCACGGTGATATCGAGCGAACCATCAAGGCGGATGCGATTCAGGCCCGCAAAGATTTGCGCGGCGTTCGCGGCTGTCACGGTCGCCACGAAAGCGCCAGCCGGCACGATGATGTCGCCGGCAGTGGCCCCAAGTGCTGCCGTGATGGCTGACGCGCAGTCACTCCCGGCCACCGCGCTAAATGGCTGGTCAGTGATGGAAACCCCACGCGCTCGCAAAGCGGCGCCGGCAGTGCCTGCCGCATAGGCCAGACCTGCCGAATAACCGACCATGCCAACGCCCTTGGCAGCGTCAGAGGTAGATGCCAAGTTTCCGGTGATCGCTGCTGTGTCGGTGTCAGAGCTGCGAACCCCGTCCACAGTCCACACCAACGCATTCGCCGCGTCGCGCAGCTCCACTTTGTAGGCCCCGCTCCAGAAGACCGTGGCTTCACCACGGGCGTCCAGAATCACCGGGTTCGTGTTCGGCACGGTGCCCGCTGCATCGGCGTAGGTCGGGCGTGGCGTGGACGTGCCGGCGTCGTAGGTGTAAAGCCGCCCCCCGACCAGGGGGAGACCGTCGCCTCGCGTGAATTGTTGCTTTCCGTTGGGAAGGAGGGTTGCCATAATTTCGGCTCCAGAAACGAAAAAGCCCGCTCTGTGGCGGGCTGGGTGGACTGATGGAAACTCTGCTGATCGGGCTGCTGGTCAAACCGCTGGTTGCGGTCTTCTTTGTCTTTTGGATGGCGCTCGGGGTTTGGCTGGTGCAGCGCTATGCCCCCCCAAAGCTCAAATCACTTCTGCTGCGCAAGCTGTGGTGATATGGCCATCGTGCTGAGCCTTACGCCCTCTTGCACTGGCTTCAAGGCCAGCAGGTCGGCCAGCTTGGTGCCATAGGTCGGTGTGCCCATGGCCCGCTGGTATGCCGGGCTCAAGATCGTGGAGCGGGCGAGCGGGCGGACTGCGGCAGTCCCCAGCAAGAGCGGGTTTCCTGCTGCCGCGCTCATCCCACCCGCAGCAACCCAGTCCAGCGGACTGACGCCCGGGATGCTGTCTTTGATGTCACGCAGCGCGGTCGGAAAGGCTGTCGCAGCCTCCGCCACTTGCTTCAGTTCACCACTGAGTGGCTTGCCCTTCACCAGCTGCGAACCCAGTTTCGCCGCTGACACGTTGCCATTGGCCGGGTTCAGTGCCTTCTCAACGCTGTAGGTCTTTGCGATGAGCTGGCGGGCATCCCGGAACGCGGCGACAGCATCCGTTGACCCCGTGGCCTGCAGATGCCGATCAATCACGCCCTCCAGCGCATTGGAGGCGTCCTTGAAAGCCTTGGCCGCCGACTTGTCTCCCTTGGCAAAAGCGCTGTCTGCAGAGTTGCGCAGCACCTTGATTGCGTCCACAGCATCACCCGCGTCGAACATTGGTTGCTTCAGGCTGGTCACCAGGGCCTCGACGTCATCTTTCACGAGGCCCGGGAAGCTGCGCGATGCGCCCTGCTGCGTTGACGTGATGTCCCCCAGCTCTTTGGCAAAGCGTGCATCGGCTTTGATCAACCCGGCGTTGCGCACCGCCTCATATTGCTGGCCCGCAGCCTGGCGGACAGCCTTCAGCGCTTCGACGGTGACGGGCTGATCCTCTGGCAAGCCCAGCGCACGCGCCGCCAGCTTGTTCGTCGTTTGCTGGTTGGCGATGGATGCTTTTTGGGAGGTGGAGACCTTCCCGGCCAGGCCTTCGAGGGCCTTGTTCATCGTCGTGGGGTTGGTCTGCGTGGGAGGAAGCACAAAGCCTGCATCCTTGGCCGCCACGGCGGCGGCGTCGCGCCCTGCATTGGCCGCTGCGGCATCTGCGGCGGCTGCCTTCGCAGCGGCGGCCTTGTCGGCCACATACTTGCCCGCGCCATATCCCAAAGCACCCGCAGCGCCGCCCAATGCCGCATTGTTGAGCGCCGACTCATCGCCCATGGTGGGCTCAGCAGCGCCCATCGTCGCACCGCTCACAATGGACCCGGCGAGACCCTGGCCACCGGGCACGAATGAGGCAATCAGGGCCGGGGCGGCTGACCCGACGACGGCGCCGACTTTGCCGGCCTTCGTGGCCATCAGCGGCGCGTCAAGCTGGCGCTTGTCGGCCACTTCAGCCTGCGTGTTCTGCAGCACCTGGTCGGCATTGGGCAACCCCAGCGCCTGATTCACAGCTTTGCCGCCGAACTTGTTCTCAAGGTAGGCCGCCGCCTCATCCCATCGCTGTTTCGCACCCAGTGCCAGATCGGTCAGCTTTGCCCCAGCCCCCGCCGCCACGTTCTCAAAGGTCGATGAGCTGACGGGCGATGAGGGAATGAGGTCAGCAAACATCTGGCCAGACTGTGCCGGTGCCTTGGATGGCGCTGCACCTCGCTGTGCAGCGGGGTCCTTTGCTGTCGGTGCGCTCTGAGGCACCAGGTCTTCGAACATGCCGGCCATCATTTGATCCCGTGATTGGTGATACCTGCCTCTTCAAGGCGGCGGATAACGGCGGCTTTGTCCGCCCCCTTGCTGATCGCGGTCATGGCGTCATTCACCACCGCTGCCTGGCTCTGGTAGCCCGCATCCCGCCATGCTGGCGCCTTGGCCACGCCTTTGGCTTTGGGCTGAGGTGCCTCACCCTCTGGGGACATGACTGCCGCGCCTGCATTCTTTTCCAGCCCAGCAATCACAAGCTGGCGATTCTGGGCCTTCTGCGCGATGACGGCAGGGGTGTCCCCGGGCTGAGGGAAATACTGCTTGCGGGCGTTGTCGAACTCGCTGGATGCGATAGATGCGCCTGACTCCTGGCGCAACACAGCATTGATGAAGTCGCGCTGCGCTTGTTCTGCACGCTGACTCTCCGGGCTCATCACAGCGTTCACTGCTGCCCCAGCCATCCCACCGATGAGCGGGATGTCATCGGCGCCACGCTTGGCCGCCAGAGCTGCAGGGCTGTACTGACCCGCCACACTGCCCAACACCTCATCAGCAGCCCGAGCGCGGGCACCAAACATCGCGGACTTACCCTGAAATTCCGTGGGTGCCTTGGCCACGCCCTTGAGTGGCTGGCCGTCCGGTCCCATCAGTGGGGTGGCTTTGCCTGAGCGTGGATCGGCCAATACCGGCCCGTTCTCCGTCTGCACAATCTGCCCCTTGGGTGCTTGCTGATCCAGCGCCAAGCGCTGCTGCGCAACATTGAGCTGACCGGCTGAGATCCCCTCACCGATCCGGTTATGGCGCGCTGCCTCAACCTCAGCAGGGGTCATCGTGCGCTTGAAGGTTTGACCGACCACGCCCGCATTCGTCATGGGGTTGGTGTCAACAGCGCGCCGCTCGCCGCCCGTGTCAACCATTTCCACCTTGGGCGTCATCATTTCGATGCGCTTGCCGGCCTCCATGATCTGCATCCCCTTCTGCAGGAGGTATTGACGCAGCGCCTGCGGATTGCCGGTGGGCACCTCACGCCAGGCCTGGGCGCCCTCTTCGTGGCTCATGGCCCCAGAGTTGACCAGCCCCTGAATGGAGTTGAGCGCATCTTGCGGGGTCACGTTGGGATTTGCCAGCAGTGACGACAAGGCAGAACCGGTCAGGTCCAAGCGCTTCTTGATGGTGCCGATGTTGCGCTCATCGATCTGACTGCCAAGGTTCTTCACCTCTGCGTCAGCCTTGTCCTGGTCGGCGAACTGCTTTTGCATCCCGGGGATCTGGCTACCCAGTCCAGATGACGCCATGCTGCTGAGCATGCCTTGCCGGTTGACCTTGCCATCGGGGCCGATGTTGCCGGCCCACAAGTCGCTGAGCTTCTTGGAAGAAGCCCGCTGCGCATTGGCGTCGTCGATTTGCATTTGCGCTTGCTGCCGCTGCAGATCGCGCATCTGCCCCATAGCGGCCATGTCCCGAAGCTGCATGCCCTTGGCCATGCTGCCAACAACGTCCGGGGCTTCTGCGCCCAGTGCAATCCGTGTGTCAAGAGTTGCCATGTGATCACCCGCCAAACAGTGAAGTACCGTAGCCAACGCCGCCGCCACCCATGTACCCATCGCCAAAGCGGCCCGCAGAGACTGGAGCGGTCGCTGGCGCAGGGGCTGCAGCAGGCGCCCCATTGAATGCCCCCATGCCGTAGAGCCCGGCCAAGGTGTTCACCCCGCCAGAGATCGCATTCGCCCGCCCCACGTACCCGCTGGCCCGTGCATTGCCGGCCTGCATCATGTTGTCCGCCACCTGACCGGCCACCTGGCTGCCCATGGTGGCCACATCCCGGGTAGCGGTCTGGCCAATGCCTGCGATGGACGAAAGCCGGTTCCAGCGCTGATTCCGGTCGCTGTTGAAGCGGTTGTAGGCGTTGCCGTACTCGTTGGACGCGAAGTCCTGGCCGAAGCGGCTCAGCGCTTTGAGCGTCGCGCCACTGAGGACGCCTCCACGGGCTGCGGCACTGCCCTCCACCGCGCCGGCACCCTCGCTCATGCGGAACTGGTAGCCCGGGTCGCGCTGGAAGTCGGCCAGGGTGAAATCCTTGGCGAACTCGCCACCAGGCGCGACACCCCCCGTCAAGCGATTGAGGGCGACAGTACCCGCCTCACGCCATGGCTGCATGTCCTCCCGGTTCTGGTTGAACATGGCCATTTCGGTGTTGGTGGCCTGCTCGGCGGCGCGCTTTTGCGCGTTGCTTGCTTTGCGTGAGGCATCGGATGATGCTGCGGCGCCCACCACTGCCGCGCCGACTACTGCTGCTGCAACCATTTCAGTCTCCGATCCACTTGCTGTAGTAAACCTCGACGCGCTCGAAGTCCAAGCGCTCGAAAAGCGCGCTGGCATCCGCCCGGCACTTCGACCCGGCAAACCAGCGCTTGACGCCGCGCCGCTTCAGTTCCTTCTCGACTGCACGGAAGAGCCGGACGCCAGGCAAGCCCGCACCACGTTTGCTCGGGTGGACGTAGAAGATGTCCATCGTGCAAGTCAGACACGTGCTGTAGTGCAGGCCTGGAGCAATGAAGCCAATGAAGTACCCCACCAGCTCACCAGCTTCGCGCAATGTCACGAACAACAGTTCGCCGCGCCGCTCGCGCTCGATGTAGATGCCGTATTGAGGCGAAAGCGGCACCTTGTCTTGGTTCAATGCCAGCTCTTGATAGTGGAGTGGCAGGAGCCGCTGAAGCTCCGGCAGTCGATCTTCGAACTTCTCAATTTGGGTGGTGATCATCGTGATGTCCTGATGTCTACAACCAGGTGAATGCGGTCATCGGCGCTGTTGTTGATGACCTCGTGTTCTATGCCGTTCTGGAACCACCAGCATTCGCCCGTGTGCATGCTGACCGTCTCGTCACCGCACCGGAACAAGCTGCCGGGCAGGCCTTGCAGCACGATGTGGAAGCGGTCGTAATACTCAGCGTGAGCGCCACCATCGACATGGGGGTCAATGCACTGCCCAGGCGCCAGCCGCGTGATCAGTGCCCGCCCTAAACGCTCGCCTTGAACCAAAGCCATCAAGCCGAACATCAGCTCTCGGGCCTGGGGCAGCATGAAGAGCGCCGGGTAGTTCACCGATTCATGCTCATCGATGACCTTTGCCTCTTGCCCAGGCTCGGGCATGCGGTTGAACCGTAGCCAGATGTCATCAACGCGGGTGTGTGGCGAGGCGGGGTGCGTTGTCCGTAGATTGTTCTGATTCCACAACTCTGGTTGCCGCATCACTGCATTGAGCAGCGGAATCACATCAACACGCTGTTGAAGAAGTTGGAAGTTCCGCATCACGTCAGCTCCACACCAGAGACCACCATAGCCACATTCAGGCCCAGTGCCTGGATGGTCCCGCCTGCCTCCAGCACTTGATTCACCAGCTCAGGACAGGTGTGCCCCGTGTCATTGGCCAGCGTCTTGCGCAACACCCGATTCGCGGCTGTGGCGCTGCCGCCGTTGGGCACCAGATGGACATCGACGGTCACGGCCCCGCCCGTGTTGTTGAGCAGCGTGGCGGCCTTGATGATGGCCTTGGTGGCGGCTGGGGCCGTGTAGTAGGTCGCGGCGGCAGCAGTGAGCTGCGAGCCAGCGACGAGGCGTTTTGCATCGACAGTCATAAGGCAAAGGCTCCAAGCGTTTGGAGGTCAGCAATCCGTTGCTCGGTCGCCGCATGCGATGCGTGCCAAGCCCCGGTGGTTTCGGTGGTGGCCACCAGCGCGCCCAAGGCATCAGCCAGGGCAGCGACGGCGGCTGTGGAATCGGGTGCGGTGGCCATTGCGGCATCGAGCGCAGATGCCACGGCCTGCAGGTCAGCAGAGACAGCAGCGCTGCTCGCCTGGGCTCCGTCATCGAAGGCGGCCAGCGTCTCGAGATCCTTGTTCAGGTCGCGGGATTCCCCGCCAGAGCGATTGAAGAGCGCCTGCAAGAACATCAGCCACTCGCGGCTGATCAAGCCGGTGCGGGGGTCAGTCAGCGGCACCCGCAGGGACACGAATTTCGCGGTGCTCATCAGTGATCCCCCGCGCTGGCTTCGAGCGACGCGCCGACGATGACCACTTTGACCGGATCAGTCACCGTGACCTTGAAGACCCGATCCCTGGAGCTGCCAAGGCGGCGCCAGCGCACACGGGACAAGCGCTCACCTAGCCGGCCAATGCTCGCCCAATGCTCATTCCCCCATGACCGGCCACCGTCGTCAGACCATTGCAGCATGGCCTGCGGGTTGCTTCCCTGCCCAGACACCAGGCCCACGCCGGTTTCCATGTCGATCTGCAGGGCGTGGAACGAGATCTCCCGATAGTCCGGGTCCGCGACGTGCGGCGCAATGCGGATGCGTGGGATCGGTGCCCCGGCATCGGTGAAGTGGTTGAGATCGAGGAAGTACAGCGCCCCGGTCTCCCAGTCGCCCACCACGTTGCCCCCCGCAAAGGCGGCATGACACTGCGAGCGGATGCGGCGCAAGGTGCCATCGGTGTGACGCGATGCCCGCTCATGCCACATGTCTGTGGCAGCGTCATAGGCCCATGTGGCGTTTGCCGTGGGGAAACTCAGGACGTAGAAACTGTGCCCCTCTTGCTGGTAGGTGTAGGCGATGGCGTCATCCACCCGGGCATAGCTTGCAATCGCTGCCTCAACGGCATGGGTGCTGACGCGCTGGGGCTGGTAGCCAGCGGCGCGGTAGACCACCCGGGCGCCGTTCTCATCGGCCCCAAGCCAGAACACCGTGTTGTCCAGCTTGGCGGGAGATTGAGCCGCTGCACAGCCGTGCTCGATGAAAGCCCCGCTGATGCGCTCAATGGGGAAGTCTGCCGCGCCCGAGTTGTAGAACACCTCGGTGGTGGCCTCACCGAACAGCCACAGCTCACGGTGATCAACGATCAGGGACACCAGGTTATCCGGGGCGCCTTCAGCGGTGGCGAAGTCCAAGGCGTCAATGGTGGTGGCGTACAGCCCAGTTATCTGGAATTGCCCGGCGCTCGGCTTGTTGAAGACGAAGTACCCGTCCAAGAAGGCCACGCGGTCAGCGCCTGAGAATGCAGGGTCAGTGATCTGCACCACAGACCCGGCGCCGGCTGTGTTCACGACGTACCCCGCAGCGCCCGTCACCAACATGATGACCTGGCCATTGCTGGCCATGCTGACCGGGGTATCACCAGGGGCCACCGTGCCGATGAGCGTGCTGACTCCAGCAGCGGTGACGCGGTAGACATTGCCACCGGCCACAGCTACCAGGGTGTCAGCGTTGAAGCGCAGCAAACCCCGGATGCCGCCTCCTGCCAGGGTGAGCCATAGGCGATGGCCAGGCGTTCCAATCAGCGCCGCCACGCTCTTGCTGGAGCCGCCTGCGGCCACCTCTGGATAGAGGTTGATCGAGCGCTGCCCGTCGATAACGGTGGAGCGCGCCGGGTAGCTGGGGCCGACGAACGGGAATTGCATGTCAGGCACCACCGAAGAAGTAAGCGGCGCTCAGGCCTGTGACCAACAGTCCAGCGTCATGCGGAACAGCCTCGGGGACCATGTTCGCCCGCTTGATGTCAGCCTTGGCATCGGCGGCCAGCTGTGCCAGCTCAGGAGTCACCGGGCGGCCAAACTCGCCGGCCAGCTCAACAGCAAGGGCCAGGCGCAAGGCCTTGGAGTAGCCGGGGGGCAGCACCAATTGCGCATTGACGTCGGTAAGCGCGGCGAATTGCGCATCCACGATCAGATGCAGCTCGTGCCCAGCCGATGGCAACGGCCAGACGGACACCGAGGCCAGCGGCATGGCGGGGTCGTACCGGAGCCATTCAGGGATGGCCTGCATGCCCTTCAGGTCAAGCGCAAACCACTCTGCATCGCTCACCACAGCCACAGGGGTATCCACCCCACCGATGCGCACGAAGGCCGCTGCAATGGCGATGGGCCGGGCCGTGTTGATCACCCCACCGGGACCGATGGTGTACGTCCCCACGCCCTGCGACAGGGGGGCGATGATCTCCAGGCGCCGCGCCACCGTCAAGCGCTCCGTGCTCCAGTTCTCAAGGATGTCGTTGAGTTCTGCGAGTGCGTCAGTCGCCTCATCAGCGGTCGGCGTCTCGCCCGTGGCCAGCACGCCGATGCGCTGCATGGCGCGCTTGATCAGTGACAGCGCGGTGGCCATGGATCAGGCCTTCTTGGCGCGCTTGGCGGGTTCTGGCGCTGCCTCACCTGCCATTGCAAAGCCCTCATCGCGTGCGGCGGCCTCTTCGGCAGCGTCAGCGACGATGCGCAGCTCATCGCCGCGATAAAGCGCCTTGGGGAATTCTTGGATGTCGTTCATGGTGATGTCCTGATCGAAAAAAAGGCGGGGCCACTGGGGCACCCGCCGTGAAAGCCAGGCCCGAAGGCCAAGCCCAATCGCTCACTCAGTGATGCGGCAGGCGTGCAAACCGCGCACGCTGGTGAAGCCGTAGAGCACGTCCACGCGGGTGTGCTCCATGTCGGCTTTGCCGTCCCCGAAGGTCATCACCCGCACCGACACACCGGAAGGCAGGCGGGCGGTGTAGCCCTCGCACGAAGCCAGCACCGGCAGCGGTGCGAAGGCGGTCGTGAAGGCGTCCTTGTGGAACATCAGGTTTTGCCGGAAAGAGCCGTTCGCAGCGCCCACCATCGTGCAGGTCACACCATTGGCCGGCGATGCGCCGACCGTGCGGTTTGGTGCCACGGGAGTGATGGCCGGGAAAATGCTGATGCTGCCGGTCGTGCCCGAGGCGGTGAAGTCCGCCGTGACCACGAACTGCTGCAGCGTGGACAGCACCTGGCCGCTGAGCGGATGCACAGCGAACACGCCGGCCATCGTGAACACGGTGCCGCGCTTGATGGTGTTGGCCGCCGTCAGGCCACCGATGTTCAGCACGCTGCCGGTTTGGCTGGCGCCGTTGACCGTCCACGAGGCTTGTGAGCCATTGGTGTGGACAGGCATGCTCTGATGCTCATAGAACATCGCGCCCTGGGCCTCCCCGATGGTGCCGCGCAGGAAGCCTTGTTCCACCTGGTTCTTCGCGTGGAAGAGCTGGCGGGACGAGTCAACCAGCTCGGTGTTCGCGTCAGAGCTGAAGCACACATTGCGATCAGCGGGCGGCGCCAATGCGGCTTGCATCTTGGCGCGTGCCTGGGCGTACACCTTCATGGCCGTGGGGATCGAGCCGGGCGTACCCACCAGGCTGGGCACCTCACGGTAAGCGCGCTGGAGCAGATCGGCCTCCACGATGGACGACAGCGTGCGCATCGCAGGGCGCAAAACGCGCTCTTTGAAGTCGGTGAGGCTGAGCAGCTTCTCAGTCGCGCCGAAGCTCACGGGAACGTGCTTCTGTGTGTCCAGCGAGAGATTCACGAAGGACTCAGCGAAGTCGGGGGCAGAGCCGCCGCCAGCGAAGGACGCGCCGTCGTAGACCACCGCAGTGGGCGGGATCTTGATCTTGACGGTGCCGCCCTTTTTGTAGCCGTTGACGGCCTCGCCGAACTCGTCTTGCCGGCCCTTGTTGATGTTGGACAGGAAGGGGCTTTCCTCTTCGAGGATCGCAGCGGCCTCACGGGCCACCATTTGATGGGTCAGGATGTTGTTGGGCATTTGATGTACCGATTGAAGTTGAGGAAGGGATCAGCCCATCAAGCCTTGGGCCGCCGCGAGGCGTACCACTCGGCATCGCTCATCGACTCAGGGGCTTTTGTGAACTGGCCCCCGGTGCCGCGAACGGGTGTGATGGGTGTGGGTGCTTTCGTGACCTTGGGGGCAGCGGGTGCAGGCGCTTGGCTGTTGGCCGTGGTGCTCGCCTGGGGTGACTTGCTTGCAAGAGCTGCTTCGAGCTTGCCCAGCTCACGCGCTGCAGCCAGTGGCGACAGCGAGGAAATGCGCTCGGCTTCGTCTTGGTTCTTGGCGAGGTGATAGGCCATCTGCGGCCCCATGTCGCTATCCAGCAGGATCTCCTGCACGTGCGGCGACACGGCGACATCAGCGTCACCCATCACTTCGTCATAGTCCGGCAGGGCCTCGCGCACGGCTGCTTGCCGCTCCACCCACGTTTTCACACGGGTTTGGTGCTGCGTCAGCTCTTGTTTCTGCTGGGCGTCCTGGTCGCGCTTGGACAGGGCTTCGCTGACCTTTTGGTCGGCTTTCCAGTCCGTGAGCGCTTCCAGGTAGTCGGCGTAGTCCGCGAATTTGTCAGGGGTCGGTTTGGTGTCTGCAGCCGGTGCGGGAGCACTGGCCGGGGTGGTGCCCGACTTGCCTTGCGCGATCTGTTTCCAGTATTGCGCTTCGCGTTCGTTCTCGTAGCTCTTGCGGGTCAGCTCGTCGATGCGACGCTGCACACCGTTGGGCTTGCGGGCCGGCTGGCCGTCTTGCCCCTCAGTGTTGCCGGTCGATTGCTGCCCCTGAACAGGGTTGCCGTGCTCGTCGAACATGTCGGGAGTGGCAACAGGTGCCGGCGCTGGGGCCGGTGTCACGTTGTCCTGTTCGGGATTGATGGGGTCCATGGTCTGCGTGGTCATGCACGATTCCTTGCCCGATGATCAGCATCGGTGACTGTTTCCGGCCCTGTGCGCGTTGATCCATGCCGGGCAGGTCGGCATGGCGCGGAACTCTTGAATCAGGCAGCGTCGAAGCGGACACCACGCACCGTGATGTCGCCCTTTGTCGGCTTGCCGTTGGAGATCGGCTCGATGCCGAACTCGACTGCATTGAGGTAGTGCTCCGCACGCACCCAGCCCTTGCCGACGAGGAAGGCCAGCAGCGGCATCCAGTCACGGGCCTTGCCGGTGCGTCCGCCGTAGACGACGGGGGCGAAGACCACGAAGGACCAGGCCAGCCCGGTAGCGGGGTCGCCGCCTGGCCACTGGTACACGTCATAAGCCTCGCCGCCGATGGTGAAGCGGCCTTTGTGCCCGCTGGGGTTGCGCCCTGCCCCCAAGTTCAATGGGCTGCGGCCCATGCCAGCAGGCTCCCAGGGTGCGGGGACACCGTAGCCACCGAAGGCCAGCTCAGGCAGCATGATTTCGACCTGACGAGATCCGCCTGCCATGTTGTCTGGCGTGCTGCTGACCCACAGGTCATAGGACAGATGACCCTGCCCGCTGGCGTCGCCCTCAACCGAGGTGTAGCGGGTGGTGAGGGACTGCAGGTCACTGACACGCTTTGGCAAGGCTGAACCGGCCACAGGGGGCGCGCTGGCCGTGCGGCCCAGGGTCACCTCTGGATAGGCCAGCACCTCACGATTCGCTGAGGGGTAGTCCCACATCATGCGCAGGTCAGCACCGCCGACACCGGGGACCAATCCCACGGCCTGTTTGCCGGTGATGGCCTTGGCGCCCCAGTTGTTGTTGATGGCGCGTAGCTGGTCCACGGGGTGGCTGAGGAAGTAGCTGCCGGTGTTCGTGACAGCGATGGGGCCAAGCGGGACAGAAGCCGGCGTAAGCGGGACAGTTGCTGGCGCAGGCGGAACAACCGGGGCAGGAACCGGAACAGGAGGCTGCACAGCGGGCGCAACCCATGGAGGTTGATGTCCAACTGCCGCAGGCTCTGCAACGAACCATTGACGGGCATCGGCGGGGTTGTCTTTTGCGACACCGAGGCCCGACCCGTTGGCAGTCAGGTACATGGACGGCCCGGCACCAGGGGCACGCAGGCGGATGGGTTCACTCATTGATCAAACTCCGTCCCCGCAGAGAGCGGCGGGGGATTCATGGCCCCTTGTGGTTGGTCATCCATGCCTGGGGCCTGCGGCGTGGCGTCCATTGAGTCAGCCCCAGAAACAACAAAGCCCGCGTCTTGCGGGCCTTGTGGGTTGGGTTGCGCCCCGGTCTGAAGCGCTGCTGCACTGAGCATTGGCGGCGGCTGCATTCGCTGTAGCAGCATCTGGATCCAGCCCTTGATTTCCTCGACGTCCTGGCGGCCCTCTGCATTGATGCGGGCCACTTCAATCTTTGCTGCGGCATCGATGCGCGCCTTTTCCAGGCCCGACTCAGCCATCTGCAGCTGCTCGCTCATCTGCTGGATCGCCTGGTCCATCTGCTGCATTTGCTGCTGCACCTCTGGTGGCAGCTGCTGAGGCCCTTGCCCTTCGCCGTCCTCGTCTTCGTCTTGCGTGATCTCTTTCGGGATGGTCTTCTTGATCCGCTCAGAGATCTCATCAGCGCCGGGCCAGTCCATGGCCTTCACCACCTTGTCTCCCGCGACGTCCATCAGCTTCGGCCAGCTCTGTCCCATTTCGACCATCGCTTGCGCGGCCTCCTGGCGCAGCGTGCTGTAGCTCGGGCCGGCCTGCACAGTGACGTCATACGACCCCACGGTCAGGTCATTGAGCACCCTTTGCACGGCGCCTTGCTCGTCGCGCTCTTCGGTGTTGATCTGTGCGCTGGCGACGGCTTCATCCTCACCCATGATCCGCACCACCCGCTGCGTGTCGTAGACCCGGGGGATCATGTTGACCAAGCAGCGCCCGGCGTGGCGGATTGATCGGACCAAGTTGTCAGCAAAGTGGAATGTCGCGGTGTCGCCCTGGCGCTCGCGGGCCATGATGGCGCGGCCTGATGTCTCATTGCCACGTGCCCCCAGGCTGGCATCGAACAGGCCCATCGTGGCCTTGATGTTGTCCCGGGCGTGCATGGTCATCTGAAGCGCGCCCACTGGCACATCGGCCATCGGCTGGCGCTGGGGAGGCGGGGCCATCTGGCCGCCGATGGTTACCGGCTTGTACTCCAGCTTGGCATAGCTCTTCAGGTGGGCATTGTTCCACTCGGGGTGCCCTTCGAATTGGCCCTCTGCCCCGATGTACGGCGCCTTGGGCCGCAGGCTCACTTCTTCGGTCGCGCAGGTCATCCAAAAGTTATAGGTGCGCGCGCTGTCCTTTGAGTTGCGAATCAGACCAGCCCGCTGCACCTTGCCCTCGATGTCCAGTTCAGAGCCGTAGACCGGGAAGACAGGAATCCACTTGCAGGGGATCTCGCTGGTCTCCAGCACGTCACAAGCGGTGATCTTCGACCACATCACCTTGCGCTTGAAGCTCGAGCGCTCTTTGATCACTTGCACGTCCGTTGGGCGCGTTTGCACCGCTGGGGCGTCCTTGGGGAGCATCTTGCTCAGCTCGTCTTCCCAAACGGTGCGCCCATCGGCCAGCAAGAGCAGCTTGGCCGGGGTGTTTTCGACGCGGTAATACTCGGCCACCACCACACCGGAATCGCGCACCCAGTGCCGGATGGTGTCGCCCAGGCCCTGCAATGATGCTGAGTCCGTGACCTTGGCGTCAGGGTACAGCCGCTTGAACTCGTCTTTCGAGATCAGGTCGGTGAGGAAGCAGAAATTGGCATCACTGCCGTCCGGCTCTTGGCTGTAGGGGTCGAAGTAGACCGACAGCGGGTTGCGGATGCGCTTGAACCGGGCAACCTGGTCAAACGAATCATCGCTTTCGTACTCGGTGATGAGCCGGAAATAGCCCGCTCCGCTGGCCGCTGCGCAATTGACAGAGGTGTCATAGGCTACATCCGCGTTCGATTGGTACTCGATGTTGCGGATCATTCCCTGCAGCACCTTTGCTGTCTCAGGGTCTGCCTTGTCATCCACCGGGTGAACCTTGATGCTGGGCGTGTTCTGCCGCTGATCGTTGGTCACCTGGTGGAGCATCGCCGGCAGGGTGTTGATGGTCAGGCAAGGCCGGCGCTCAAGGGTGCGCTGTGCCTTGACCTGATCCGGCCACTGCTCCCCGGCCAGAAAGCGCATGTCGTCAAGCGCCTCTGCCCGGTTCTCGTGATCGGCCTCGATGCACATGGCCAGGCGCTCACGCGCCGCCTTCAGGATTTCGTCGTCGCTTTGAGGCATGGTCAAGTCGTCCACTCAATGCCGTACTGAGTACGGATGTCATGCGCGACTTTGCGCACTTGGTCGGCGGTGAGCGCGCTGCTCCAAGCCTTCCACGCCAGCTTCGCCCCGAGGAAAGCATCGGCCCGGTTGTCCGCAAGATCGTTCCATGCCTTTGTCGATGGGGCTGTCGTGCGGGTCACCGTCGTGCCAGTCGCGTAAACGCACCCATTCACATAGACCGTGAAGGTCTGAGTGGCCGCCACGTAGACTAATGCCGCGCAGACATACCCCGAAGCCTTGATGTCGAAAGCCTGAGTGGCGGTGATCGCCCCATTGTTGTGGGACGCACGGACGACGCCGCGTCCAGTCGTATCGCTTGGGGTGCGACGGAAGATGACACCATAGTTTGCTGTCACCTCACCAGGCCCAAGGATCATTTCACCCGCGCTTGAATGTCCTTCGTAGTAGGCGCCGATCACCGTGTAGTCACCGGCAGGCAGCGCGCCCGTCACCTTGATGGCCTGCGTCCCGCCTGTGACATTCAGCGCCGTCACACCGTTGATCGTGACCGAGTTCGGTGAATTCAGCGGCGTCCAGGCTCCCGCATTCGTGCCGTTATTGACCAATGACGTGAGCACGCCGCCACCGTCGTAGGTGGATGCCGCGTAGTCATGATCCCAATAGGCTTGGGGCACGCTTGCAGTGGGAACGGCATAGGTCATCGTCGATGTCGGCGCGCTGTCTCCTGCGATTGAGCGCGCACGAACGCGGCATTCACGCGCACCAGCGCCGGGCAACACCGTGTAAATCGCCGCCGCAGCGTGCTTGTGCGGGTAAACAAGGGTCTCGGTGTACGCACCAGACGAGCCAGCAGCGCGGCTCTCGATCAGGTACGCAGGCGAGCCATTCGGCGTGATTTTCACCACCTCGCCCTCAAGCGTCACGGTGGGCGTGGCGGGGATGGTCGTCGTGTGCAGCGCTGGGGCGTCCCGCAATGCGGCCAGGTTTGCGCCGATGGTGCGTTGCGCTGGCGTTGATGCGTGCCACACGTCGCCAGACGTGAAACTGCCGGTAGGCGGTGGCACAAAGTACGTGCGGGGCTTGCGCAGCGGGGTATTCGCGAGCGCAGTCTGAATGGCCGTCTTCGTCGCGTCGCCTTGGAAATATTCCTGCACGACACCGCAGATCAGCATGGAAGCACTGGCGGCACCAGAGACTGAGCGGAACCCGTCAACAACCGCATCAAACTGCACTTTGTACTGCTCGGCGTCCCGGTTGTAGAACATGTCGTTCTCGCCCTGCCACCACAGGATGTACTGGCACTCTGCACTTCCTGGCGTGGCGGTGTTCAGCGTGGTCAGGACGTTGGCCAGCGCATTGCGTGCTGACGTGTACAGATCCCCCGGCATCGTCCCGCTCCACCGATCATTGATCAGGCCGGTGCCGCCGACTGCGGTGGGGACGATGACGATTTTCTGAGACGCCTGGAGCGTGGGCAGCAATGCGCGAGCAAACGCCATGCTTGGCCCCACGGCCCTGTTCACGTTTGCCACACCGGGATGATTCAGCGGGTCTTGCGCGAGCACCAGCGTGTTTGCCGCTGCGGGATAGTTCGTCGCGTCGTAGGTCCACTGCAGGATGCGGGCGTCGGTGGGGTCATTCACCGAGTCATAGGTGTAGTAAGGCGTCAGCGTGTCTGTGCCCACCATGTTGCTCTGCCCTGCAGACAACACCACCACATACTCAGGCCCAGCGGGGGGAGGTGGAGGCGGCGGGGGCGGGGGCGGCACTGGCGCAGCATCCGGGATCGCTGCTGTTCCGCTGATCTTGGCGACACCAGTCCCCCCAACAGCCAAGAATGCCAGTTTCTCCCCCGGCTGCACGCCAGCCAGTTCGTACATCATGCCCGACAGCAGCATCCGATCTGCCGTGGTCGCCACAGGGTTCAAGCCCTTGGAAACATAGGCGTTCCGCGTCAGAAAGACACTGACCGATGGCGCGACGATGACTTCAGATTGCCGGGAGATCGTGTCGATCTCCAAGCGCTGAGGCCATCCCTCGCGCTCCTGGGTCATTGGGATTTTCATGCTTGATCCTTGTCGCTGGGCTTATGCCAAGCCGCTTTGAGAGATTGGGCCGCAACCGGAAGTCGCGTTGCGTGCCCAGATACCGGGGAACAGAGCGACAGTGACACCGGTCCAGGTGTGAACGACCGTCCACGTCGTGCCGCCGTTTGAGCTTGCCTGGGCTGTCACTACATCGCCGGCTTTGACCAGCCGGATGCGATTTGTCAGGCTCACAGCAGCGGGCTGAGCCCCGTTTGCGGTCGGCGTGGCGCCGTTCAGTGAATGGGGTATCCAGGCCGTGCCCGCAGAGTTGAGCCGCAGACCATGGCGGCAATTCCCATAGACGGTCGAATCCGCGCGATCTGCGAAGCCAAAGATGAGATCACCGCTGGCGGCACCACTCAGCACCGTTTCGATGTACCCATCAGCGCCAGCCGCTAGCGAGACTGAGGGTCCGGTGGCGGGGACGTACAGCGTTGCTCCTGCTGTCAGCGCATAGCTGTAGCCGGTGCCCGCGTTGCCGGTTTCGGCAAAGGTGTTCACGGTAGCCAAGCGCACAAAGCTTGATGGACCTGGAGGGGGTGCCGGTGGCGGTGGGGGGGGTGGAGGTGTCGGCGATGGAGGCGGCGGGGCGGGTGGAGTTGGGGCAGGTGGAGTTGGGGCAGGTGGGGCCGGGGGAGTCGGCGACGGGGCGGGCACGGGCGCAGGGGCAGGCGCGGGTGGCGCTGGGGCAAAGCTCGGAATCACCGCTGTCCCGCTGATGCTCGCGGTTCCGCTGCCGCCGACCGCCAGCAACGCCAGCCTCTCACCCGGGGCCGCGTCATCAATGACGTAGATCTGCCCGGAAAGCAGAAGACGATCATCGGGGGTAGCGACCGGATTGGCTCCGATGGCGACAAAGGCATTCCGGCTCACTGATACCCGGATTTCCTTGTCCAGCAACACCTCGGACTGCACCGAGGTTGTGCCGATGGCCAATGTTTGGGGCCAGCCTTCGCGGGCTGGCTTGAGTCTGATTCTGCGCATGTGATGCCCCTTTGCTTTCAACCCATCCAGCCGCCGTCGCCGCC